TGCATGTGGATGGTATTGTCTTGCACTTGGTCATTTTATTAATGCATCAAAATATAGAAGTGGGAGTTTATATGATGATGTAGGATGTTTTGTTGACTTATTCGATGATCTTAATAAATCTATAGATTTTAAAAAGAATGAATATATTTTAAAACATTTCTTTAGATCAGAGGACCCACAATTTAGAAAAACAATTGAAGTTATTACAAAAGAAGATGAGAAAGGTGGAATTGACGCATTCAAAGACCCAAATATGATTAGAGTCCCTATAGAAACTAAAATGATGAGTAAATAGATATAAGAAATTAATTTCATTATATATATAATGAGTGAAACACAAGAAGTAAAATATAGTTCTTATACCCCAGCCCAAAAGAAAGCATCCCAACTATACAGACTTAAAAATAAAGATAAAATTAATGAACAACGAAAGAAATATTACCAAACTCGTAAATCATCTGACCCTAAATTTTTAGAGTATAAACGAATGAAGGCAAAGGAATATTATGAAAAAAAGAAACTAGATAAAGTAGTAAACCCTGATGTTGAAATGAAAGATGTCTCAATACAAGTAGAAGTCCCTGATGTAATTATGAATGAACCTGTACTAGTACCTGAAATGGTACAAGAAACTAAAATGGAAATTGATTCTCCTGAAATTAGTGTACCATCTACCAATCCATTAAAAGGTAAACGTGCAACTAAAAGTAAAAAACTCAAAACTGAATTAGTAGTAAAAGTTTAAAAATATTTTATATATTGTTCTTATGAATAATATATAAATTAAATATTCGATACTAGAAGGGATCGAACCTTCGACATTCAGATTAACAGTCTGATGCTCTAACCAACTGAGCTATAGTATCTGTATGTGATGGGATTCGAACCCATGAAGAATAAACATAGGATCTTAAGACCTACCCCTTTGACCGCTCGGGAACACATACTATTTCATTACCATTTAAGGATTGAACATACTCTATAATATATAGTTCTTTAATCTTTAAGTTAATTTAATAATTCTTTCTGCTTCTTCAATTCCATGTTTTTCATATTGCATATACAATTCATCCTTAATGAATTCATTCATCCATTCAGTACCAATCATATTAGTCTTCTTACCTAATTGTAATAATATAGATTGGTGAGATATAAATGTATTATATAACTCTTTGATTTTATCTTCATGTAAAATAACTGTTTCTTTTAATTTTTTAATATCGTCATTGTACATACTGTCATACCATGATATAAGTCTACGTAATAATTCCATTTATATATATAATATACTATATCTTTATATATAATTATTATTAAATAATTATATATATAGTATATTTATAAATCTAGATATTCCATAAACCGTTTTAATTCGAATAGTTCATTTGGGAAACTTTCAGGTTCATCGTCTTCTAATTCTTCTATGCGGTCTTCTATTACACCGTGACATACTAACATAGAAAATCGATTCTTTCTTTTGAAATGGTCTTTGATCTCTTCGAACTTAGCATCATAGATATCTATGCGTTCTTGATACTCTGGAGAAGTAGCAATTAAACGCATATGAGTGTCAATAGGTGATTCAGTCATTAATATATATAGTAAAGAAAACTTTAAGTCATTTTGGATATTATCTCTTTAAGTAGTTTATATATATAAGGGACTTAAAGGATGATATATGAAGTGATGGGGGTAATATTATCTAAATATTAAGCTTAATATATGGATAATAGGTGTAAATATTAATCACATGGTAAATTAAAAATTTTTAATTCAGATCGTGATTAATAATTATGATGATTATACATATATTAAGCTTAATATATAGATAATCCCCCTATATACTGGATGAAATAAAGGGTTGTTCCGTAATAGTCAAGGGTTGTTCCGTAATAGTCAAGGGTTGTTCCGTAATAGTCAAGGGTTGTTCCGTAATAGTCAAGGGTTGTTCCGTAATAGTCAATTCCAAAAATCCAAATCTCCAATTTTATTTTAAACTTAATCTTTTTTATAATATTATTATTAATATTTACTAAGTTTATATTTCTATTCTATTTTTGGCTTTTTGGATTAATTAATTATAGAGATATATTTTATTAATAATAATATGAGTAACGAACAAAACGATGAAAGTTCAACCGCGTCTTCGTGGTCTGATGACATAGAGTTAGTATTAAGAAATATATTAAATAATTCTAATGTATTATCAGCCTTACATAAAACAAACTATATACAATATAATGCACGTCTAAAATATTATAAGATTCCTGTAATTATATTAAGCGCTATCAATTCAGTAATCTCTGTGGGTTTATCACAGTTTATAAAACAGGATGTAGTATCTGTAATGACTTGTTTATTAAGTCTAATTTGTGGATGTATTAGCAGCATAGAATTATTTATGAATATTAATAAAAATCAAGAAATAGAACTTGACGCCTATAGAGGCTTTACAGCATTATCAGTTAAATTAAGTTCTACATTAAAATTAGAACGTGAAAACCGTGACGCACATGGAATACAGTTTTTGACAACTGTAATAAGTGAATATAATCGTTTGTTTGAAAATAGCTTAGTGCTACTTTCAGACATCGATGATAAGTTAATAAATTTAAATAATTGTAAATCAAAGGTTAACTATAATCCTTTGACAGTATTTAGTCCACGTAAAAAACCAACAGAAGATTCTAAAAGTGATTCTGATACATCTGAGTTAGATCGGGTTTTTTAATAGTTATTCTTCCATAATTTCATTAAGTTTCTTTACAGACATTCTAGGAACTTTAGCTTCAATAATCATTGATACAATTGTATGAATATCTTCAGGATCAGTAATTTCTGGTTTATGTTTTTTCAAATATGCTACCATTGGTTTATACTTCTTATCTCCTTTATAAGAAGTATCAACCTCTTTTTCTTTCTTTTTATATGTCTTCTTTTCTTTAGATGGTAATGACATCATGAAATCATTAATTAGTTTATTTGCATCAGTAATATCTGAAGGGCGTAGTTTAGTGTAAATATCTAATTTTAATTTATTTAAATTTTTAGAAATTGAACTTGCAGTCTTACCTTCTGATACAATCGCCTTATATGCGTTGACATAATTATTAGTAGCTGGAGATATATCTTTTACATTGTGTACATATCCTTTTGAAAGATCCATAACCTTTTTTACTACTTTCAATTCATGTTTATCTTGTTCTGATGGTTGATATTTAATATGCATTTCACTTGCTTTTACTAATTTCTTTAAATCTTTTTTAGGCGCTTTAATTAGTTTTTCTATTTCATTGATAGTATCTGTTACTTCATCCTTTTGTGTTTTCTTTACATATTTTGGTTCTTTAGCCATGAGTTGTGCTAGTTCAATAGCTTTTGAAATATTTTTAGTATTAGTTTTCTTTGTATTATATTTAGGTTCTTTAGCAATTAGTTGTGCTATTTCAATAGCTTTTGAAATATTTTTAGTATTAGTTTTCTTTGGTTTTTCAGTTGATTCAACCATTTTGATTGTATCTTTAATATCTTCTTTAAGTTTTAATTTAGAAGATTTAGGTTTTTTAAAATCTGTAAAACCAAAAACTCTTCTATCTTCACTTCTTTGAATTGTTCTTAAAAGTTTTTGCATTTTTGGGTCTGTCCACGAACCTGTAATATTTGGCATTATTGATATATTATACTATTAGTTCTTTAACTATTTTTTTTGATTTAGATTTAGATTTAGTTTTTGGTTTTGTTTTTATAAAATCCATTTCTGATTTATTAATATTAAACCATAATGAATTACTTATATCATTTTCTCGTTTATAAGTTTCTTTACCTATTTTTTTTAACATTTGTTCAGCATCAGGAACATAATATTTTTTTCCTTGAATTATAATGTCCTTCATAGGACATCCATTTGTTCCATCTGGTAATTTTTCCCAATTATTAATTAATTTAGATATAGACCAATTATATTTTTCACCTTTTTTTAATTCTGAAAAAATTGTTGCATCTTTATTATTTTCTGGTTCAACCCATTTATCAACTTTACGACACCATATATTATATAATGTATATTTATCAGTTTTATTATCATAATTCCAACATGGGTTAAAATCATATGAACCTGCAAGTTTTGATATTTGAACTGATGTATAATCTTGATTGGGGTAATATTTACAATCTGTAACTGTAGAAGGATTACTTATATCATATAATGAATATTTTGAAAATAATTCTTTTTTAGTTTCACCTGTTATTTTATTTTTTTTATTTATTGTAATGGGTGTTCCATCGTCATTTTGAAAAACAGGAAGATTTGAACATAAACCAAAATCAACTTTAGATTCACAATATTCTTTTAATTCGTCTTGATGTTCTGGTTCAATCATTACCAATTCAAATGCTTCACCTCTATTATCAGTATCTCCTTCTTTAAACTTTTTATTTACTTCACGCTTATTTCGTTTTTCTAATAGTTCTTCTTCTCGTAACTGTTTTAATTCTTCTCTTGTTCCATTAGCATATCCTGAAACATCTTTCATAAATTCTTCATATGTAAGATTAGGATATTTTGTTACTATATTATCAAATATAGTTTCAAATTTATATATACCTTTAAGTTTACCTAATCCTCTAAATTTATCCTCTAATTCACTTCTAATTTTTATTTTATCCTCGTTAGAAGTTAATTTTAAAATTGGTTTAGATGGTTCTTTAATTGGTTTAGATGGTTCTTTAATTGGTATAGATTTTTCATCATCAGGAAACATTAATTTAAGTTGAGCTTCTGTTACTCCTTGATTACGTAATTCATTCTCCAAATATATTTTTTGTAGTTCTTTGTTATTAAGTAAATCTGTTTCTTCAGTATTATAAAATTCAAAGTCTCCTTCATAATCTTTTACTCTTTCTGGCATTGATTTTTGTGCTTCTCGTTCACCTTCAAATAATCTCATATTTGCTTCTAGAGCCTCTTGAGCTGTCATGTTAGCATCTGGTTCAAACATTAATGATCCATCAGCTTGAAATACTAATGCTTTACCATGCATTCTTTTTCTTTTATTTTGTAGTTTATATCCCAAACCATGATTACCAATATTAGGAAATGGGTTATGACCATCATTATATAAATATAATAGTTTTTTAAGCATTATATGTACATAACTAATTTTCTTTTATATATATTTTTTCTTGTGATCTACTAGACCCCATAGCCTTCATGTCATCATCCATTTCTTTATTCAGTTTAATTGTATCTTGATATTTATTACTCAAGTACGTGTGTCGTAGTTGGTTAACAGATGCCTTTTTACCAAAGATTTTATTTAGTCGTTGTGTCAGCTTAACGTTCGATAGTTTCTTGCCTGTTGAATCAAATAATAAATATTCAGTTGGATTTACCTTAATCCACTTATTCAAAATCTTTAATAATTCAGGAGGAATTGGTAATTCTTGTCGTGCGTATGTCTTCATCGTTTTATATGAATTAAAAATCATGTTTTTCTTTTCAATGTAATTATCTTTTTCCTGATCAATATCCTTAATTTTAAAATCGACGTAATCTTTAGACCGTCTTGGTGGAATGAACTTTCCAGATAGAACACACATGATAATATAATTTTGGATCTCTTGAAGATCTGTCATATTTAAATCTTTTTTTTTGTATAGATGTTTTACTACTTGTTCCATGTCATTATAAATTTGATCTATTTCTGATGTGTCAAGCCATGATTCATTTTGTTTGTCTGATTTCTTTTGATTTGATTCATTTGCATTATATGCTTCAATATCTTTTAACATTTGTTCTCTATATTTTTTATTATCAGTAATTACAACTAAAGCGGCAAGAACAGTTTTTCGTTTATTTGGTTCTATGTCTTTAAGACTATTTAGAATTTTATCAGAATTATCAAAATTGTTTAAATCAAATTTATCATCCTTAAATACATTAAGGTATAAGTTCTTTAAAATACTTAAATATGTAGATACACTAGATTTAGAAATATTAGGTTTATTTTTAACAATCAACTCTTTTATTTTATCAGTCATTTTATTAATTATTAATATTAATATTTGTTTAAATATTAATAATCACTTGAGATTTAATCAAAATCACTTTCTGAACTTGAACTATCATTTTCAACTATAGCTTTTTTATTCTTTCTTTTTCCATCTTTTGTTGTTCGTGGGATATCTTTTAAAAAATCATCTAAATTATAATAATCAGTAAATCCTTTTCTATATTTTTTATTCTTATCACATCGTCCTCCAGTAATAATCAAAGGTCTAAGTTTTACTGATGTTGCATCAGTAAATATAGCTTCCATTTCATCTTTATCTAAATTTGAAGCCCACTCATTCATAATAGCTGTCTTTTCTCTTTTACTTCCTCCTAAATCTAATAGTACTAGATATGTACTATTTTTTCTAATAAATTTAGGAATATCATAATATGATTGACTCAAGAACACTACACTACATGATTTCTTTCTTGCTCTCATATAATATTCTTCTACAGGTTGTAAGTTTTTACTTAACACTAAATCATCCCAACATACCAAATGATTATATTTTTTATCCATGTCATCTAGTTTTGGAGTATTATGCATACCTTCTTTTACTTGTATCTGTTCAAATTCACCGCTTAGATAATTGTATAAAGGCTCGTCCTTATTACGTGTAACAATTGTAATATCCGCAAATGTTCCTTTACCTTGACTGAATATTTTTATTAAATTTAATAAAAAGTTAGTTTTACCTGATCCTGAAGGCGCAACTATACACATCCTAAACGGTAATTCAAAATTATGTAAATCGTAATTTGGGTTCTCTACATCTTCTAAATATTTTTTAGGAACATGTTCATAAAAATTTATAATTTGACCTAACTTATTGTCAGACTTTTTAATTCGTGGCATTATATAAATTAAGATTATGCTTTTTTAAATCATAATCTTAAGTATTAAAAATTTTAATATTTAACCAATTCTTACACCGTTCAAATGCGTTACAGAACTTGTTTGTAATGTACCAACAGCAAATGATATAGTATAATTTAAATAATATGTAGCAGTAGAATTAGTTTTTATAACAGCA